AGAAATCGATGGTGTCTGGGATAACGTTCATTGCCAAAATACCTTATTGTCTTCTTCGTGAAAGGCGCTGTAGTCCAGCCCGAAATACCAGCCGCGCAACTCAACGCTGAAATCCTCTGGCTTGGTCTGATAGGGACGCCAGACCACTTGCGCACCGCGATGCGAGTGGACGTCCCACAAGCAGAAATATTCCGGTTCGGCGCGTTTGATTTCAAAGGCAGTCAGTCTCCAGTCAACCGAAGGGGCAATCAGAAGAGCTACTTCGAGGCCCTTTACCCAACGCCAGTCGTACTGCTTGCCAGACTCGGGGGTCACTGTCGGATTATCGACCGCGTACGGGCCGATCAGCGAGACAACCACAGGGTCAGCAGGACGCATTCCGCGCATCCTGGCCTTGATGATGCTTTCCGCTCCCGGGGCGATCACAGAACCACCTCGCGGCGCGGGGTTGTTGTTGACTGTTGGGCCTTGTCTTCAGGACGAAGCCATGCAGCTTCGAATCCTGTCCAGCCACGATTGCATGAAATCCGTAAGCAGCGCTCAAGAGGAAGCGATGCCTTTCCTGCCTCCGCGATATGCATCCTAAGAACCGTGTCAGTCACGGCCGCACGCTTCTTCTTCCGCATCTCAAGCCAATCGCTTGCAGTCTGCTCCGAAACTCCATGACTGATCAATTCAGCGCGAGCGTCAAACTTAGGCGCAGCATGCGCTTTATTATCTCTTCTCTTCTCTTCTCTAGGTAACGCTCCGCTAACGCTCGTAGCGTTAGTTTCAGCGTTAGTTTTTAGATTTGCGACACGTTTTGCGGTCTGGCAGCGCGTTTTTGCTGTCTTTCCGTTGTGTTTATGGAAATTAGGGAGGCTGATTCCGTCCTCGTTTGCGATAAGCCACTTGAACTTGACCATCGCTTCTGCGAAACCGCTAACGCCAGCAATTCGATTTAGTAACGCTAAACTAACGCTCGCAGCGTTACCGTCAAGAGTTTGCTGATCAAACCAACGCCAAACACGCAGTAGCTTCCCGACAGTAAGATCAGGGTCATCCCATCCCATTGTTACGGTAATGCCAAGCACTTCCGGCTTTTCTGGCGTGCTGGCGTCAAACTTGATCCAGTCGCCGGCCATTATTTGACTCCCTCGATAGAGGTATCCATGGAATTAAGCTGGTCGGCGCGCTGCTGAGCCAGTCGCAAGTTGGACATGGACTCGTAAGACGCATAGGTCTTTGTGCCGGGAACTTCGTAGCAAACGTGAAACAGGCCGCCAATTGGGCCGACTACGATAAAACGGAGGGGTTGCATTTGTTTCCTTTCCAGGGCGTAGGGATGGGTTCTTGGAGGAACCCCGCGAAGTTCGGGGAGAGAGCCTGGCGGCCTACTCTACCCATCCCTACGCCCTACTTCGTTGCAAGTTTCCAGTCTCAATCCTCCAAGATTTTCGACTGGTGCTTAGGCATCAGCGCCTTGCGCGCCGACAGCAAGATTATTGATTAAACACCTAAATTCCGCAAGTAAATTTTGCACCTATCTCAACGAAAGTAACTCGTTTGCCATGAGCGTATGCACAGCAAACGAATCGCGAGCGAGATCTTAGCCTTTGGCAAGAGCGAGGATCCAGTCGGTCCAGAACACCATCGCCATGAGCGCGCAGAACGGCGTGACCGCCACGATCCAGCCGAGGACACGGGGCCAAGCTTTGCGGCGCTCGGTGCGCCAGGTGCGGTTTTCGTAGGAATGCAGCATCACAGCATCTCCTTCACCGCAAGGCCTGCCAGCGCCAGCACAGAAGCTACCAATGCACATAGGATCGTAAAGGGCCAGCCGCAGGGGGATGCGAAATGCAGGTTGTCGTCTTCGTCGTGGTTCATTTTGCTTCACCCATTTCAGCAGGCTCAACCCAGTAGTGATTTTTTGTAGCCTTCTTGTCCAGTTCTTTTGCGCGATCCATCGCTTGTTTTTTGGATACGAAAACTTCATGTGGATGAGCGCTGGTAATGGCAACTGGCGAATATGATTGCTTCATGACGACATAGACTTTCATTTCAACTCCTTAGATAGTTGGTTGGCTTTCGCCCGGTAGGTGTCGCGGATGGCCCGCACTTCGTCTTTCGTCCACTTATGCACAGCGTTGTTGTTTTCCAACGCTTCCACGCGTTCCAGGCCGATGCGAGCGATGAGATTGATGCGGTACTCGACTACGTTTCCGGCCTTGTACTGGTTATCGTGCTTGCTCTGTGCGTGCACGTTGTCTTCATTGAAGCGCAGGTGACCGGCCGCGCCGACTGAGCGATAATGGCCTGCGTCAGTTGCATTGCCCGACCAGTCCAGTGCGCGACCGCTGGAAATGCACGGAAAGCACCCAAGGCGGTCACGGAAGCGCACGAAACGATTGAACTCACGCTGAGCTTCGCGCAACAGCTCTGGGAGCGTTTTGAGCGATTCTGCCTTGGCCCGGTCGCTGGCACGCTCCGCTTTTTTCGCACGCTTCGCCGAGGCTGATTGTGCAGCCTTGGCTTTGGCCAGCTTCACCTGGGCAATCTCTGCTCCGCAATCTTCGCTGCACCAGACCACAAACGGCTTGTCAGGCATGAACTGCTTGCGGCACGACTTCACAGCGCACTTGCGGGCCTTCGGTGGCTTCGGCTGGCCTTCCGTCTTCTGCTCTACCGTTGCGCGCACGGCGCCGAATACTGCGGGCTTGAAGCCGGATCTTTTGAGGGGGACGTTACGTTTCATTTAGTCCCCGCAAAAACATGAAATTGCCTGTTCGTTTGGATCGAACATATCGCCCTGGCGGTCGGTGAAATTCAGCATTTGTGCGTAGCTGGGCCGGTCATTGCGGAAGCGAGAGCCAGAACCATGTGCAACTGCTTCCGCCGCTTGCTCCTGCTTCGCCCACCACACGGCGCGTTCCGGCCTCTCTTGAATCAGGCTGACGACTTGGCGCGCTGGCTTCAGAAAACACAGGTCGCAATTGCCGTGCATGGTCTTGCCATTCATGTTCGGTAGCCCAAGATCAAAGGAATTGCCGCTCCAAAACTTGCCAACGTCTTTGGCTGTAACTTTCGATTCAGCCAGTGGAAGAATGATCGTTTCCGATTTAGTTTCAGGGTGCGGATTTTGGCGGAACTTGCTTACACGCGATGGCTCATCAGCCCTAATACCAAGCATTGTGTCCCATTCAGCCCAACCAAGCTCATTGCGAATGAAGCGATGCACAGTGCGGGTTTTCAGTTCCGACGAGCAGTAACGGGAGCGAGGGTTTGGCAGCACGCCGCCACGCTGGCGAATGACTGCCTCAAACGGCTCTCCACTGCGGCTGGCGGTTTCGTACGTGACCTGCTTGTATCCGCCACCTTCGGTGTATTCCAGCCAAACCAACCCGAGGCCCCAGCGCTTATCGCAGTCGTCGGCAAACTTGAGAGACAGTTCATCCTCTTTGCCGGTGTTCTCGACAAAGAAAATCGTGTCCTGAGGCCGCTTCCCTTCATGCGCTTGCATGATTTGTTCGGCCATTCGTGCAGAGCTACGTCCCATGGATAACTGAACAGCAGTTGGCCCTGATGTAAGATAAGGATTCCGCATTAGCCGCCCCTCATGCAAGGCATCGCACGCGCCAGGGAGATCATGCAATGTTTGCCTCGTTCGTCTGCGCTGCGGAACAGAGTCAGCAGTTCAATTTCGCGTGCGTCTTCCGAAATGGCAACCAGAGTGGCGTGGACGGTCATCACGTTACTGGATTTAGTCAGATCGCAGTCCTCAGTTTTCTTTATTGGCATCATTCACTCCATTCAACGTTAATTTCAGCACCAAAGGCCAGCAGCCACTCAATGAAGATTGCTGCCAGGCGTGAGGGAAACTTCTTCGTCTGCACACCAAGAGCCACTACGCCAGAGCCATCAAGAGCCGGCGCCATTTCAACGACGCCCATGCCTTGCCATAGCGGCCCGATATCCGGATCTTTCATCGTGTCGCGCTTGAACTGGTCCACCAACAGGCGTTTCATATCGTCGGCATCCCACTTGCGGCCGCAGTGCTCAAACTGGCGCGCAATGTCGCCAATCATCGCGTGGTATTTCTTCTCCTGCTCACGGCTCTTGGCCGGAAGAGGATCATCCACAATCAGGCGCAAAGGGGATGCTGCGTCCAGCGGCACATGCTTCAACAGCGCCAGCGCCTGCTCTCGCTGCTGCTCTGTACGCAGGAGGATTGTGCGCGTGGGGAATTTCGCTCTCACCGGATAGCCTTTGCAGGGTCTTCGGCTAGGCCGCGCCATTCATTATGCTGCTGGTATGAATAGCCATTTCTACCTTCGTGTGCCTCTTTGATGGTGAATGCGAAGAAGCCCCAAAAGTCTCCATTCCAGTGCCGATAAGACACGATCCCGTCAGAATCACGCGTCTCGTAGGCACCATCATGCGCGGGCTTTACTTCTGCCGAAAACCACGGCGTCAGCTTCGGCTTCATTTCGTCACCTTTTTGGTCTTTACCCATTCAGCCACATGATGCACCAGCTCATAGCCGGCATCATTCGCCATAACATCAGGCATCATCCGGTTGCCGCTCAAGACGTCTGACACGTAACCAGCGGACAGGCCCCAAGCATCAGCTGCCGCCTTTTGCGTGCCATAATGCTTCTTAATGTGCGCCTTTACCACAGCGCGGATGTCCACTTCCTCAAGCTTGCGCATACATTTCCTTTCATGTGTTGAATTGATATGTCGATATTAGCTCAAGTGCGAACATGTGTAAAGCAAAGAATTTACGATCGTTGCGAATATTTTTCTTGCATGATGTTCGCTGGATTGATAATATTCTCTACATGGCAGCGCAATTCAGCGCTCCACTTCAAGAAAGGTAGAGAGATGTTCGACATGTTCAAGAGCAAGACCCCGGCGCAGCATGCACAACAAAAAATGGCACTGGAAAAGGCCCTGCTGAAAGGCGGTACTCGTACCAGCCGCGAAATCATGCGCGACGAGCAGCGCGCAAACGGCACGAAGCTGGGCGGTTATGGCGAAGATGTGCGCCGTGCGCTGAATCAGCGTGCGCCGTTCCACCCTTCCCAGCGCCGTGCTGCTGAACGCGCCTTCGCTAAGCGCATCGCAGCCAGCCAGCCGGCGCCTAAACCGAAGTCGGCACGCCAAGAGCGCATGGCCCGCAAGCTGGCCAACCGCATCGCCAAGGCGCAACGTGAAAGGGCGGCAGCATGAGCCAGCAGCAAGACCAGGCAGCCGCCGACCGCGCCGAATACGAATGGAAGCAGCGCCGCATTCGTGAGGCTGTGGCGGCTTACAAGAGGTGGGAGCGCCAGCAACGATTGCAAAGAAATTTCAACTAAGGGGAAGAGAATGGCTAAATTTAGTCCTGCTGGATTTCTTCTTCTGGGCAATGGGTTTGTTAATTTGGATGGCCCTTATGACTTTGGGAAAAAGGAACCAATCGAAGAAGATCCAGTCAGCACAGCCCAAATGGAAATTGGATTGGTGATCTTCGGCGCCATTATGGTAGCGGCGATTTGCTTCATCCTGTTCATGTACATGTTCAGTCATATCAACAGCTTTTAACAGGAGCCAGCATGATCCAGCGAATTCCAACTCAATCACGCCGCACCCCAAGCGCAGCCGCCTGCTTCATCATCGTGGCTGCGGGGATCCTGGCGGGATATCTTGTAGCGAGGATGGCATGAGCAAACATGGCGGATGGAAATGGGACGGAAATCCTTGTGATTACGACCCAGAAAATGAAGCGCCTTGGCTATTGGACGAAAACGGTAATCCAGTTCTCACCGGCACTATCAAGTGCGTCTCACCAGAGCACGCTCGATTGATCGCGGCCGCGCCTGATCTTCTGGCTACCCTGCAATTCATTGTCGAAGAAGCCAACGACCCGACGATCATTAACACGGCCCGCAACGCGATTGCCAAGGCTACGAAGTAACCCGGTAGGCTCCACAGTGCCTGGCGTAAGCTGGCCGCGTAAGTGCCAGCAACTATCACAATTTGATAACAAAGTGCTTGCAGGAATAGTTTCACATGATTTAAGATTCGCTCATCTATGTGACGGCGTAGATGAACAGCAGCAAGAACTAGAGGTCTTAGTTCTCTTCTTTCTAGGGTTGAATCCCAACTAGCCGTCACTAGGAAAGCAGAGAACTAAGGCCTTTTTTGCTTTCTACGCGTCACATAGATCGCACTCCGAGCGTTACCAAGCGGCCCTGTTGTTGCCGGCGCGGAAGAAAAGACAATGCGCTTTACTGGCAAGACGGCGCAGCGGGCATTTAACGGTGACCTCGCACGAACAGGCAAATTGGTTGATGGACGTTAGCCGCGATAAGGCGCCTGGAAGAAGAAACGTTAGCTTATGGCAGCAGCAGTGTAGGCAGGTAGTTATTGTCCTATATGGCTGAAAGTGGGTGGATCAACCTACTTGTCTTGCCCTATCTCTAAAGGAAAAGAAATGACACTGGAAGAATTGCAGCAAATAAAGAAAGACACAGAGCAGGGAATCATGGTCAGCAAGAACACCAGGACAAATGTCCTGAACTGGGCCATCGAACTGACCAAACACCACGAAGGGGAAAGCAATGCGAACAGAGAACAAACAGAGCAAGCCTGACTTGTTCACCCGCGACCCAGTCACCGGCAAGCCGGTCCCATTCACCACGCAGCGTATCGAAATGACGCCAGAGCAGCGAGCGCAGCATTACGAAGACCTTGCAGCGGGGAAAATTCCGTTCTAAGATAGCAGTTCAAACCAAGTAAACCATTGTCACAACCAAGGAAAAACCATGAGCATAGCGACCCTCATTATGGGCGAGTCTGGTACGGGCAAGTCCACCTCTCTGCGCAATCTTGACCCAGCGCAAACCTTCCTGATACAAGCTGTTAAAAAGCCTCTTCCGTTTCGTTCTGCGGATTGGAAACCAGTCGGTCAGGATGGCGGCAATATCCTCGTTACTGATGACAGCGCACGCATCGTAAAAGCGATGGGAAAGACGATCAAGCCCATCATCATCATTGATGACTTCCAGTACATCATGGCGAACGAATTTATGCGCCGGGTAACTGATCAAGAAGTCGGCAACCAGGCATTCGCAAAGTACAACGAAATCGCCCGCAAGGCATGGGACATTTTCACGCAAGCCCAATCCCTGCCAGACGACAAGCGTGTCTACATTCTGAGCCACACAGAGACCACTGAATCCGGAAAGACCAAGATTAAGACCATTGGCAAGCTGCTGGACGAGAAGATCGTGCTGGAGGGCTTGGTGACAATCGTCCTGCGCACCCTTCGTGTCAATGACCAATACATTTTCGCTACGCAGAACAGCGGCAGCGACACCACGAAATCGCCTCTCGGCCTGTTTGAAAATGAGCATATCGAGAACGACCTCGCCGCAGTAGATCGCGCCATCTGCGACTACTACGGCATTACCACCCCAACCAAGGAATAACCATGTACAAATTCAATCCAGAACTGGCAAACAAAGCTGACACTATCGGCACCTACATCAACGAGACCGGCAAGTATGTCGGCACTTTCCTGCGCGCTGAGAAGCTGATCAGTAGCAAGGCACGTACCGATGGAATTGGCTTCACCTTCCGCGCCAGCGATGGCCGTGAATCGCGCTTCGATATCTGGACGCAGAAGGAAGGCGGCGAGCCACTGATGGGCCTGAACATGGTGAACGCCATGATGGCCTGCCTGGGTGCGCGCCAACTCAGCGTGACGCAAATGGAAGTCAAGAAGTGGCACGAAAACCAAGAGGTTGTGATGCCGGCGCCATGCTTCCCTGAACT